AGAAGACAGACAAGGAGTTTGTAGTGGAGTTTATGGTATAGGTTGTGTTTATATCCCATTGCTCTACTAAACCAGCTGGTCTGGTTGTTGTTTCTAAAGTCCAAGGCAGTGTGTTGTCTGTTACGGAGAATGTTGTACCAGTTGCGGATATATCTGCTGATGGAGTTACATTGGTTCCTGACCATGTGTTGACTTCCGCACCAAAGACTTGCTTCTGGGTTACCTCCGTTATAGTTTGTGTAGTTGTCGTTGTACTGTTCATTGACCCTGTGGTAAACTGGGGTGTGACAGTATTTGCTCTCGCTACTGCGGGTGACAACAGGGCTAAGAGTAAAATCCATTTCTTCATACTTTTGGTTCGTCTTGTTTTTTCATCATTGGACAAGAAGTTGGCTTATTACCGTTATTCTTACCTGTAGTAAGACCGAATGTGGCAAGTGCCCCCGTAAAAATCGAAGCGACAAAAGTTATATCACTATTGCCAGACTTCTTAATCATTGGTATTTCTACATAGTTTAAGGTAATAATAAACCCAGACCAGATTACTACAGCTAACCGTACGATTGCAGCCAATATAGCCATCTGCTCGTCATGGTCATCTATACCTTCTTTTATTTTTGTAAGGATGCTTTTCTTTTTTTCTTCCATTTATCTATCTTGCCTTGTAAAAACTTCTGTACTCGTTTTTTAATTACATCAAAGAAGGGCTGGGCAAGGGTGGTTGTAGCCACAGCTGCTACCGCTGTAGTTACGGCTGTAACCATAACTTCTGGTGACGGTAGCGGCATTTGTACATCTATAATAGGTATATCTAACTTTCTTGTTTGAGGTTGCACCTCGGCGGTTTTTGCTGGTTGTGTCCCCTCTGGTTCGCGAAGATCGCTCGGAGGTACAACCAACGGTATGTAGGATGGAACATCTGCTGTAGGGAGAGGTATTGATGGGGTTTGTATAGTAGGAAAGGTGGGTATTTCCACTATGCTGCTATCTCCATAAGAGTTATATCAGAAGTACCTCTACAATAAGAAGAGTTATCACCATCCTGTTCGGATCTATTTATATACACTGTATAACCATTAGGATCAACCAATACTACATAAGTATGTGTACCAGCACCGGGAGTATCTAGTACTGTAAAAGAGCTAGTCATAAAGACATCATCTCTATCATTATATAATTCGGCACCACTTATGTTTTGTCTATTTCCATAACCGGTTGCTAGTCCTATCATAGAACTACTTCCTGACGTTATTCTTTGAACCCCTGCACCTGATCCTGTTGTTGTTCCGTTTACGCCGCTAAGATTTACTTGTACTAGCACTTTATTTGATGCGTCAGTCATAGTAATGTCAGCTTGTAAGCTGGGAATATTATTCCAACTAGCAGAACTAGTACTAAAAGTATCTGTTTTTTGTGCATGCTGTACTTGAAGAATATTACCTGTGTTATTAGGAAACGCTACCTTACCATCTGAACTAAGTGTAAGTGCATCCGAAGACGCACTTGAGTTACGTATTGAGTCTACGATTATTCGTGACATTATCTACCCTCCTATGGTTTTGGGTACTTATCTTTAATTGCTTTAATATCTGCCTTCCAAGAATCTATGCCTGAGTGATAGATTTTGTCAAGCTGGTCTTGCCAAGAAGGGTAAGCTTCTGCTCTATCTCTTTGATATTTTGTAGCTGCTAAAGCATCGTCGATTGACTTACGAGCTGCTGCTACTTTGGCATCATCAAGTGTTACCTTGTTGCCGTCTTTGTCAAACGCTCCAGCGGAGTCGTCTATTGATACTACTGTGCCTGCGTATGCAGAATAAATTGCTTCGTGATCCATTTTGTTAAAAAGAAATAATTGTTTGTATGTTTGTTAGTAAACAGGCTATGCTGCTACTTCCATTACTGTAATGTGACTTATAGAGGTGGGATAGTATTTAGAATCTCCATCATTATAGACTCTATTAAGATATGCAGTTTCCCCATAACTATCTGTCCATTGCACTTTATATGTTGTAGAACTTGTAGTGTTAGGGCTATCTAAAAACATATTGTCATAATTTACCATCTGGTAACCTGAAATAGTCCAACCTACATTTGTAACTCTACGTCTGAGAGAACCGACTTGATCTCCTACACCTATAGCCGTACTACCTCGCATAAGTCGTGTCATTACATTGTAAGTACCAGAGTTAGTACAAAGTCCTAAATGATAACAAACTAATATTTTACTAGAAGTTGCCGAAGGCTGAATAGCGACACTTAATCCTGATATATCTGTAAAAACATTATCAGTAAGAGCTTGACTTACACGACCACTTTGAACTGCTTGTTTTACTTGAAGAATTTTACCAAAATTACCAGACAAGTTAGATATACTTGTACTTCCATCAGCAGCTAAAACAATATTGTTAGAACTGGAGGAAGCATGTTTTAAATTTGTTGCGTTTAGTGTTGCCATTATGCTGCTACCTCCATTACTGTTATTGAAGAAACTGGTCTTGGTACATAATTATAATCAGTGTCAGTAGTTGCTCTATTAAACATAATAGTATAACTAGCTTGATGTGGAGTAGCTGCTTGCAATTTATAAGTTGTCGCAGATGTTGTATTTGGAGAATCTAAAAAAGTATGACTATAAGTTTCACATTCGTAACTATTTTGAGTTATCGCAGCAACAGTACAATTAACTCGACTACCAGCAGAATTACCTTTAAAAATATCTGTGCTACCTCTAACAAGGTTAATCATTCCATATGAACTGGTTGTGACACTTATTGAAAACATTACTAGAATTTTACTAGAAGCAGAAGTAGGTGTGATTGTTACGGACATTCCAGAAATATCTGTAAAAGTTTGTGACTGTATTGATTGTGTATCTGTTTTAGTTGTTTGAACAACTTGAAGAATTTTACCTGTATCTATACCAGATAAACTACTTCCACTAAAAGTCGTTGCGGTTACTAAACCACTTGTTCCATTTATTGTTACTGGCATTTATATTATTGTCCATGTTTCGCCAGAACCTACAGTTACTGTAGCTCCTGAGTTTACTGTAATAGGCCCAAACGTACCAGCGTTGTGATTATTACTAATCGTGTAGCTGGTAGTTACTGTAGTGCCATTTTCCCAAAAGATTTTGTCCGACCCACCGCCTGCTGCACCAGCACTAGCTTCAGCCCATGTAAGGCCACCAGCTGCACTAGATTTAGCAGTTAGCACATAATCATTTGTAGGGGTATTGTCTATATTAAGATCGGCTTCTTTGATAGTACCATCTTTGATACCGTCTCCACCTGTTATTTTTGTTAATGCCATTATGCTGCCACCTCCATAGCTGTAAGAACTGAAATTGCCCTTGCATAGTTTTGGTTATCAACATCACCTTGGGGCCTATTTACATATATTGTTTTATTATTTTGACTTGAAACCCCGATAGCGGGTGTATAAGTTAATGATGAGGTACTACCAGCAGTATCTAAATAATTTATAGGTAAAGAATAAACTACCCATTCTTGATCGCCTCTTACTGGAACACAACCTGTAACTCTTGATCTATTACTGTCAGCATCGCCTGTTGCAGCAGTTATAACCGAACCTCCTTTAAATAATTTATAAAAAATGTTTTCATCATTATCTATACCAAGCGAAAAATATCCAGTTATAAAAATTTTACTTGAGGCAGATGAAGGTGTAATAGAAATACTTAACCCATGACCAACCCAATCAGAAGTTCTATTAATAGTTGTGGAAGCAGTATCTGTTTTAACTGCTTGAATAACTTGAAGAATACTACCCAATCCAGTTTGATTTCTGTCGGGTAAAGTTATAAGTCTATGTGCACCACCTGTTGTTGATGCCGGAGCCTGTAAGGATACTGACCCGGAGGTAGATCCAACTAATTTTATTGTCATGCTGCTACCTCAATTAATGTAAGTGATGAAGGAATTCTTCCTCTTGAAGAATCAGTTGAACCTTGATAATCTCTACCTATATAACTTGTATATCCACCAGAATAACCTTGTTTCCATTGAATTTTATAGGTATGTGATCCAGCACCACTTGGAGTATCTAAAGCATGAAATGTACTGTTGTTTGCTTGGTAATTGTAAGAACCATTATAATTACCAGCACTTGCACGAGTCGCAGTACTATCTGCATCACCAAGCCACGGATAATTTGTACTTCCGTCTACATCTACTCTTACTAATCTAAACCAAGTGCTATATGCAGCCACTGATCCAAAAAAGAAATTTCCTAAACAAAGAACTTTACTACCAGCAACAGTAGTTATTGCTTGGGATAAACCACTTATATCTCCAAAGGTAGTAGATGTTGTGGATGCGGTATCTGTTTTAGCTACTTGAACAACTTGAAGAATTTTACCTAAACTTGAATTACTTGTAAGAATAGTTCCATTTGCAGTTCCCGGTACAGTCAACTCAATAGCTGCATTACCAGCTGTACTGGCTGGCCCTTTGATAGCAACTGTTCCCCCACCGCCATCTGCGGTTAGTTTTAATTGGCTCATACTCCTACCTCCATTGCTGTAATTGTTGAAACACAGTTTGTCATGTAATTGTAGTCATCTTGGGTAACTGCAGTATTAATACCAATTATATAACTAGAAGAGTATGGACAATGTGCTTGTAATTTATAAGTTGTAGCAGAAGTTGTATTTGGAGAATCTAAAAATTTTTGTGATACTGTCATTGCATTTACATAAGATGCCTGATAAGTACCAAAAGCACCTCTTGCTTGACTTGTAGCATTTGGGTTTGTATTTCCAATAAAAATTGTACTATCACTATTTCTTAGTAAACGCATAGTGTAATATTGGGCATTTGCAAAAACAACAAGAGAATAATCAACTAAAATTTTACTAGAGGTTGAGCTAGGTGTAATGCTAACACTCATGCCTGTAATATCAACTAAACTTGTCGATTGTATGGTTTGTTTATCTAATTTTACAGCTTGTTTAACTTGAAGAATTTTACCTCCAACTCCTGATGCAAAATCGGCACTTTGTATTATTCCGTCTGGTAAACCACCAACGGATATACCGGATACTGTGCCAGACCCGTTTAATGTAATTGGCATAATTTATACGATTGTCCAGTTTTCTCCAGTACCAATCGTTACAGCGATACCAGAATTAATTGTTATAGGGCCAGCAGACATGGCGTTGTTGTTATTACTAATTGTGTAATTGGTTGTTACGGTCTGACCATTTTCATAGAAGATTTTGTCAGTTCCTCCACCTGTCGCCCCAGCTTCTGCTACTACCCACTCCATACCATTAGCTGTATAGCCAAGTACTTTGTCAGTTCCAGAAGGAGCTGCATGTATATCTAGTTTTGATTCAGATATAGTGTCATCAGCTATCTTAACATTAGTAACTGCATTAGATGCTATCTTAGCTGCTGTAACTGTGTTGTCACTTGGAGTACCAACGCTTATCGCTGTTCCGAGGGTAAGAATAAAGAAATCAGAACCACTAGCAGGGGCACTGGCAAATATAATGTCATTACCATCAATAGCAAATCCTTCGCTTGGACTGGTTCCGCTATTAGGTTTCTGAATGACTCCATTGACGCTAACAATATGTGCTTGTGCATTTGCTCCCGCATTAGATAATGTAAATCTTGTAGCTGAACCGTTAAAGGTAGCACTACCGCCGCCTGCACCGCTAGAGCTAGACAGTGTGTTTATTTGTATGTTGTAAGGACTTGCTGGTAAGTTAGTTAAGTTTGCACCACTAACTGCTGGCAAGGTTGCAGGGAATCTAGCATCAGGAATAGTTCCAGATGTTAAATTACTAGCACTTAAAGCTGTTAAGTCTACAGCGGCCCAACTAAGATTACCACTACCATCAGTCTTTAAAAACTGACCATTGACAATATTGGTTGGTAAAGTAAGTGTATAAGTAGAACCAGCACTATGGGGTGGCGATTGAATTTTTACACCATGACTATTTACTGAACAGTTAAGTTGTATTGCACCAACAGTCCCGCTGCTAGTACCATCACCTAAAACCTCAAGGCAACCAGTACCGTTAGGGTTTACTTTAATATTACCGTTAGTTGTGCTTGTAGTTATTTGGTTTGCTTGCACATCTAAGTTACCACCAAGTTGTGGTGATGTATCGTCTACGACATCTGAGCTAGCTGCTGTAACAGTAACAAACTCAAGAGCATTACCAGCTGAGTTGACTTTTACTGTTTTACCAGCCGCACCACCAAAGTTTGAAGGTGTATCAGATAGTCCTGTAAAAGTAGAACTACCACTACCTCCACCACCTCCAGTGTCATCAGCAATAATAAACTGAGATGTAGAGCTATCATACTTTAGTATTTTACCGTTTGCTACACCTGATGTATTTACGTCAGTTAGATCGTTTATAGTGCTAGGTATACTAGGCTTGTTAAGTATTACAGCATCACCAGATGTAGCATTAAAATCAGCTTGTACGTTGACTTCAGCTCCAGCTGCTATGCCATCTAGTTTTGCATGGTCTGCATCAGTAAAGACATTACTATCAGTTGCTGCTTCTACTGCTGCTCTTATCTCAGCGTTAGTCTGGTCGCCAGTAGCTCCAGATTCTATTGCGTTGAGTTTTGTATGGTCTGCGTCTGTAAATACGTTACTGTCAGTTGCACTTTCTACAAGTGTACGTATCTCGGCAGCTGTTTGATCTGCGGTAGCTGCGGTTTCAATACCGTCTAGTTTTACTTTATCAGCAGCAGATATAAAACCTTTTACTGTTTGTGTAGAGCTAACTATATTTTGCTCTTCTTGTACAGCAAATAATAACTGTTTCTGATTATTATTTAAGTCTTCTGCTTTGACTGATGACCCTGCTGTGTATGTAGCTTTTGCAGCATCTACATTTGTATCACGAAAAATACGTATAGCTGCTGGGCTAGCTGGTATATTACCAGAAGTAAATACAACATTACCACCACCTGTTGTTGTGTAGCCAGTAATATTGTAATGTGTACCTGACGATTTTAGTACTTCGTCTACAGTTACTTTTATGTCAGATTCTTGAATGGAGGGAAAGGAAAACGCTTTAGTCGCATTTCCATCCCCAGTATAGTCTACGAATGTTGTTGCCATTTATTTAGGTATGTTGAGGATGTTTGCTGTATTTCTACGCTTTTCTATTTTTCCAAACTTGCGTTCTTGCTGTTCTCGTATTAACTTAATAATATCAGAATTATCTTTGATAGATGCCCATGCTTTTCTTCTAGCTTTTTGAAATATTAAATCTATCATTCTGTTATGATAATAGTCTCTAGCGTCAAACTCAGCTCTTCTGCCAGATTTTATGTCATTATACATCTGCTCCATAGATGCTAAAATTCTTGGATCTTTAGCTAACTTGTCTAGCTCACGTTCTAAGTTTTGTAAACCTATAGCACGTTGAAACTGTGATCTAACTCTAGGTGCATCTGTTAAGTTTGTACTATCAGGTGCGTAGTATGTAGACATACGTAAGTCGTAACCACTGTTAAACAAGAAGTTTCTACCTTCGGTCTGGTCTAAGTTTAGACTTATAGGACTAATTGCATTATACGCTCTGGTTAAAAAGTCCCAATCTTTTATTGGTCTACCATTAAGCATATCATATTTTAAAGGTAGCTCCCTTTCGTCTCCGGCAAACTGTTCCATAAGTAAGTTACGGTTTCGTATAGACTGCACTATACCTGAGTTTATCTCACGCATGTATGGTGTAAATAGTCTACCCATTTCATTACGTAAACCAGCTAGTGGCACTTGATTGTTTGCTAAACTAGCTACGATACGACCAGCTTGACCGGGTCTGCCTGCAAATAAGTCAACAAAAGACTGTATACCGGCTAAGTATGATTTACTTGTTATAGCCTGTGCTACTACAAGAGAAATCTTACCTAGTTCGTTTTCTGTCCACTCTTGACCCATTAACTCGCTAGCGTCGCCTACATCAGCTATTGTAGACATAATAAGGTTAAACGGTTCAAAGTTGTCGTAACCTATACGTACAGCTCCAAGCTTTATAGTTCTAGGCTCCCACTTGCCGTCTATCCACATCTGTCTTTTTTGTCTATCTACTGGGCCATTACCGTTAAGGTCACCACGCATCCAAGCTTGTGTAGCCATAAATACTACAGCAGAGCCTATAGCTAATCTACCTGTTTGTAAAGCCCGTGCGTTAGCTAGCTCTTCTGGAGTGTAGATACCATACTTAGATACACTGCCAAGATCATTAGGGTTAGCAAATGCAATATCGTTAAACTCTTTAACTAAGAAGTTAAATCCGGGTGTATACTTACCTGTAAGTGCAAGCCCGTTTACACCAGTTCTAGCAAACAAAAAGAATGGTTTAGCTAGAGGTGCAGCAGTAAACACGTCGTTTAATCCTTTTGCAAAACCTGTAAGGTCTTGTGTAAGTGTAACTTCTTTACGTGCAAACTGTGTAGCTTCATCTATTATATTACCATTAGCGTCAAAGACTTGTGCATAAAAATCATCTTCATAAGCTTTCATTACATCTTTTGTAAGCCTAGGTATTTCTATACCATTACCTTGTAACTCTAAAGCTTTACGCATAGCTTTTTCACGCATCTTAGCTCGACCTAATATATACCCAAAAGCATCGTCTGTAGCTGCCATGATTTTAGTAGAGTATGTAAGCAAGTTATTGTTATTCATACTTCTTGCTAAATTAGCCATACGAAACGCTGCTGTTTCTCCGGGTGTAGCTCTACCACTTTCTTCTGCCCATCTACGTAGTATTTCCCAGTTATCGTCAGCTGCCGTGTAATCACTAAACCTAGTTTTAACTTGCCTAATATCACCTTTCCAGTATGAGTTTAGTTTACTTCTAAACAATGTAAACGATTCTGGTATAGCTTCTACCATAGCATTGACAGCAGCTAAACTAGATCGTAATGTAGATGCGTCTCCACTTAATGGATACTTAAGTGCAGCACCTATTGCAGTTGCGAGCGGTCTTAAAAATGTTGCAGTAGATGTACCCATAATTGCTCGAGCTGGTGTTTTAGGGCCAGACAAGACACTATGAGTCATAACACCTTCTAGTTCTCTTATTAGAGCACCTGTTCTATCAACACCATTAGGGTCTAACTTACCGCCTTTTATAACAGTTCTTGCCCAGTTATCAAAGTCATCTAAAGTGTTAACATTCTCCATCATAGAAAACGCTTCAAACAAAGCATTAAGTAAGTTATCATCTGGATCGTCTTTAGCTATTTTTAACATAGACATAATAGACTCTCGTGAGTCTTCCATGGCTTGATTTAAAGTTTCTTCTATAGCTTGTTTTCTAGCTTTGCCTGCACCTAATGCTCTAAAACTGTCAGACTTGACAAACCTAGCTTTTTTAGTTTGATACAAAGCAGTAAGCATAGTATCGACCACTTGTTTGGCTGGGCCGTCTATATCGTCTATATCAACTAAATCAGCTATTTCTCTACCAGCTACACCTATGTCACGTAACTGTTTTAGTAACGTACCTCCAATTAAGTCAGCAACTACAACGTTTTTAGATGTCCAAACCTCTTGTCCATCAATAACATCGTTAGTTTCAAATAGCTCTTTTAGATACTCTTGTGGTGACATATCGGCAGGGTTTCTGCCTTGTGTAATTCTTTGGTGTGCTTCGACAGCTTCTCTAAATGTAGATGCTAATGTAGATCTGTTACCTTTAGCTTTTTCTAACTCTTTAGCAAACTTCTCACTGCTAACAAGACCTTTGTATATACGTTCTACAGTTGCATCATCAGTCTCGCCAAGCATGCCAATACGTTCACGTTCAACTGGAGTAGTTACACTGCCAGTAGATCCTTCTTCAGACCCCCATGATTTACGTGTTTTTGATAACTGTTGACGAGCTGTTTGAGGATCTACCTCTGATATATGTGCTGATTGATGTGGTTGAGATAGAGGTGCATTTTTATCTGCTCTAAATTCTGTCTCACCACGACGTAACTGGGCTACACCAGCTTCTACTGTTTGATCTTTTAAACTTTTATTTCTATCTTGTATCTGTTTGATCGCCTTGCTTCCGCCTTTTTTTAAGGTATACGCAAGACCATCAAAAACTAGCCCTATGCCCATGCCTTCTACGATGTTTTTTACTTTCATCATTACAGGATGGTCAGTGTCTTTAGTTGATAACGGTGTATCTACCCAGCCATATCTGTCACGTAATGCACCTAACGCGTTCTGTTCATCTGACTCTTTAGATACAAGGTCAGATACAGCTCCTACAGCTGCACCCCTAACTAAATTACCTTTTGTTAGTGCTAGTAAACCAGCTGGTACAGAAACTATACCCGTAGCTGCCGCAGCTTTAGCAGCCAGTACAGTTCCGGCAGCTAAACTACCAAAATGCACTAAGCCGCGTAACTGCCTACCCCACCATGTTTTTGTTTCTATAGGGTTGTCATATGCTCCAAAGGGTGTAAAGTCGGGAGTATAAGTGCCTGTAGCATCTCTTTGACGTTGCATCTCTCCAGATAACGCATCTACTGTGCGTTCTGGAAAGGTAGCGATAGAAGATGCGGTATCTTGTAGTCCACCTGATAAAATAGACTGACCTTCTTTGATGAGTGCCTTAGCACCCCATGTATCGGCATTTCTAGGATCGAATTGTTCCGCATCAGCCTTAGCTGTTGCTTGGGCCTCCGCAGCCTCCGCAGCATCTAACCTATCTTGCTCTTGATTGAACTCTTCGGTTAAACGATCAGCTTCGCTACCTAGATAATCTAGATAATCGTCGTCGCTTTGACCTAAGTAGTTAGAATTAGTCATTCTTCTTTTTTCCTCTTAGTCGGTTAATACCCTCATTTGCTTTTTCTCTTGCTTTTCGTTTCTCTTCTTTTTTAGCAGCTCTCTCTGCTCTTATCTTATCTCTGTCAATTATACGTTGCTCAGCTTCTGTTATAATAACATTAGCTACATCAGCCTGTAAGTTTTGAAACTGTGACATAGGCATAGTTCTTAACTTTGGAAAAATTGCTAGCACAGCATCCTGTTCTTTAGGCCCTAAATTAGTTAATCTACGCCAGTTTTGTGCTTCTGTTTGAGCACCACTAATATCACTAGACCTGTTAGCTCTATTTCTAATAATTGCTAACATTACATAGGATTGATAATCTTCGGTAAATCTGTCATTAGCCATACCATCAAGAGCACCACTATCTACAACTGATATAATTTCTTCTGCTGTAAAACCATACCTACCAAAATCAGTGTACCCTTGTTTTGCCATTCTATAGACTGACTCTATATTATAATCAGTAAGCCTTAATGAAGGTATAACACCTACAATTCTATCTGTAGGTTTTTTAAAATAGTCATCGTTCTCTTGGTCAGATAGTTCTGTTCTGTGCCTTTTTAATATGCTTTGTCTTTGACGTTCTTTAGCAAAACCGTTAAGCATTTTAGCGGCACTTTCTTTATCTTTTTGTATAAAGCTATATGTTTTGGTTTGGTTAGATGTACCTCCTTGCCCAACTTCTGCATAGTCCTCTGGTGTGAGTTCTGCATAGTCTTCTTTATAAGTAAGTAATCCTGTATCCTTATCCATACCGCCTGTAGCCTTTAGTCTTTCTATAGCATACTCGATACCATTTAAAAACGTACCATCTGCTTGGCGTATCTTTACACCTTTTAATACTTCATCAAAGTACTCAGGCATGGGCCCACCACTTTGTAGAAAACGATTCATCTGCCTTAATGCTTCTTTTTCGTATACTGAATTAAACTTAGAATTGTTAAGTAAAGATTTATCGTTTATCAAATCATTTCTATCGTTTGCATAATCTGTAGCTGTTGTAAGTATTTTAGATTTGTAAAAATCTTTATACCCTCCTTCTTGTAGTTTTTCTATAACGCTTGGTAAGAATTTTTCTACAGCTTCTCCTTCACTCATATTAGTACCATCTGTAGCTGATTTAACTTTAGCCCTAAGATCACCTACAGCTGCATCTATCTGAAACTTCATGGGCTGTGTTAGTTTTCCTTCCTCTTTACCTTGCAATTTGCCTGCAATTACTTTCATCGCAGTTTCCATATCTTGCCTTGCTCTGTATATCTGGTCTTGACTTTTACCAGCAGACGGATGATCTCCAAAGTTAGCACCAGTCTGTTCTCTAGTTAAAGCAGTTTTTAACTTGTCTGGAAAGTCTTCACCTTTAAGAACTGGGATATCTCTCCACTGTGCCATTAAATTAAATACTACACCAGAAGGAGGATTACCGTCAAATTGATTAAAGACCTCGTCCATTGTTTCATCAAACTTATTTTTTGCAGATTCTTTGTCTTTATCAGGATCACGTCTAAAAGAGTCTATTGCGTTTTGTAAGTTACGAGAGTTAGCCCTAGTGCTTTTAAAATTACTATTTGCTAAGGTTGTAGCTTGTCCAGTAGCACTATGCGTAAACTTTGCTTCATTTAATAAAAACAAAGCATCAGTATCATCCATACCGTTTAAGCCAGAACTTACCATCGTAGCTACTTCGGCTACTAGATAGTTATGAGCTTCTAGTTCTGTGTCAAAACCTTTCTCTAACTGTACATATTTAACTAATTCATCCATGTTAGGTATAACAGCTTCACCTTCTTTAACATCTTGACCGGGTTGTGTACGGCTTTTTATTACGTCTACAATATGATTTCTAACTTTTTTATTTAAGTTTGATTCGGCTCTACTATTACTAACACTTTCCCATCTTTGTAGTTTAGCTTCTTTTCTTTTCTCCATTTCTGGAGCTATAGTTTTAAGATAGAATCTATCAAATTCTTTATCAGACATACCAAAAGCTTTTGCTTGTAGTATCATTCTAGTCAAAAAGATATCTTCTACAGAATTATATAAATCAATAGCGTCATCTTGACTATCTAATAAAAGAAAATTACTTTCAGTTAATACCTTATTAAAAGCGTTAAAGCCATTTTCTGTCATCTCGCTTTTCATTTGGCGTTCGGTCAAGTCTGAAACAGTATCTGCATTTCTAATTCTTAATAAGTTTGCAGCAGACTTACCAAATTCATCTGGGTTTACTTTTGAATCTTTACGTAACTGAAGACTGAACGCAGCATCACGTAACTTAAACTTACCTTCTGAATCAATAAACTTCTTTCTATGTAGTGCTAGATCATCTTTTCTTTTTTGATTAAGTTCTCTAGCTTCTTTTCCAGCTTCACGTGCTTCAACAAATTGAGCAGCAGATTTTGAAAAGTTTACTAAACCTTGTAGGTTATCGTTAAAGTTTTTTTGTTGCAGCTCCCTGATTCTAATCATCTGATTATAGAACTCTTCGGCATCCTTCTTAGCTTTCTCTATTTCATTATTGGTTGCCTCAGTCATATCAGCGTCTGTTTGCAAGTAGTTGGTCTTGCTGATATCGGGTAACTGATCCCGTGGTGTACCAACTACGTTAGCGAATGATGATGTCATAATTTATCAAAATTTAAATATTCCAGCACCTGTTGGGTTAAATGCTCCACCCGGTACAAATGGTGTGGCTAGACTTAACCCTGCTTGTGCAATTTGTAATGCACCACCAAGTCTATTTGTTGGAGGCATCATAACAGGCATACCATACTGTGGAGGTAACCCTAATGCCTCTTTAGCTGAGGCGTTTGCTGCTTGAAACTTACGAGTAGCACCTTGTTTAAAGTATGCCATATTTCTTGGTATAGCGTCTAGTACACCTTGTACTTCGCTTTCGGCTGCTAGTACGGATTGATACCCAGCCATTCCAAACTTTCTACTTCTACCACCTTCGTTAACTTTTTGACTTGCAAAATATTTACGATAAGCATTTTCTAAACTTTTTCTACCTTTACCTTGACTAATAATAGCTTTAGCATAAGCATCTGAGTTGTCTCGGCTAAAACCTAATACGTTTAATTGTTGTTGTCTTTCAAGTGTGGTTTCTTTATTAAAGTACTTTACACCTTCAGACTTAAAAGCAAACATTTTTTGTCTTGCTCTTTCTCGGGCTTCTGCTCGAGCCCCTGCATTAGCATCTACGCACACGGCAAAATTCTATAAATGTTACATTGTTCGGCCCATGTTTTAACTTACGTAAAAACTTAAAGCCAAGAAACTTCAGCAGTTTTAGGTGTGCTGTGTTTCTGCTATCAACTATATTCCAAAGGAGTCGCTCTTCGCGGCTATCGACATACCGCTTCGCTTCTCTTGCGAATGTAATTGGATATCGGTGTATATCAGGAGTGCATAGCATCCATATATCACCATCTTTTCCTACTCCGGCCATGCCAGCAGTCTTGCCGTCAGGCACTGTGAAATACACGTAGGATGGGTTGTGAACCATGAGAACTGGTAAGAGGGTAGGATCTATCCCATGCCCCTCTTGTACCTCTCTGTGGTCATCTGGACGTAGGTTAGAGGCCACTTCTGTAGCAGCCTCCATTGTAAGTGGGTGAATGTATTTAGACACGTTTGTAAAATTTGGGTGAAAAGTCTCCTTCCCAAGCCAACGCACGTAACGTAGCTGGAGCAGGGTGTGATGATCTGAGTATTATATCAACATTTGTGTTTCTTTCATACACAGGTATAGTTTTAATAAACTCATCTAGGTATGGTGCGTCAGACACATCGTACTCATCTAATTGTGTAGATTCGTATACTTCTGTGTAGTCAGGTTTACCAACACGCTTAAGTGTAGTTTCGTAAAGACCTATTTTACCAAAGTGTATTTTAATTCTGTGTATCACTAATGATGCATTTACATCAGCTCTACTTGCATTACCTTGCTGTCTAGTAGGATAGAATCTAGGAAACTTAACCTCGTATGGATAGATATAACCTATCACAAGAGTAGCTCCAGACCAATTACCCGGTAGTGTAAAGCTTGTACCAGATACTGTAGGCTTACCATATCTACCAATACGCGTTGAGTTAGTATTTGTATCGATAACTACTAGGTCATGGTTTGGTGTAGTAACTGTGTTTAACCAGCTAACACCGCTAAAGGTGGTGATATTCGTAGTTGCGTTAAAGCTGCCACCGCTAACAGTAGTATGATTATCCACGTGAAGTAAGAAATCTGTTTCATCTTGTACTATACTTGGATCGTTTGATGTTTGCACTAGCTTGATGCTTTGTAAATAGTAATCACTATCTAAAAAGAAATACTCATCATTTATAATAAAATGATATGTTAATGGATTATTTAGTTTCCATTTAAACCATGCAGCCTGTTGCCTTTGCTCAGATACTTGAAAATATCTATAACCAAATACTTCATCTGATCCAGTTTTACTCATTAGTATTATAGAGTTTTCTCTGGAGTTAGTAAGTAAGTCTATATCTTTTGGTAATAGTGTAGGGACAACTTTACTAACGTCAACTATTGATGGCTCTCCTTCTCTTCGTATGTTTGCCATTTCATTGAATCGACTAAACTTACCAGAGTTATCAATATACGCTATTGTAGTACCTAATGATATTGGAGCTATAGTTTCGTTATAATTAAAAGTAGATACACTTCTAAGTTTAGCTGTATCTGGGTTAAATACTGTATCGTCAGCTGCAAGTAAAAACTGTTGGTTCGTACTAAATATAAGTAGACCTGTATTAGTCTCGATACCATCAAATAATTCTGATGGAAACATAGACGCAGCAGATATATCTACAGGGTCACTAGCTGATACTGTAAGAGCTGTTTCTATAAAGAAGTCAGGTTCACCAAGCGATCCCGGGCGTGACGTTATTACGTTTTCTCCTGACAGGAGTGCTAGCCTGTTTCGGAAAAACAGTACTTTATTAATACGAGCCCCAACAAAAGACGGTAAGGGGTTAGTTAAATCATCACCTACCTCTCTATCTTTATATGTAAACTGCTTGACAGTAAATGTTGTAGCAGCTGTACGCTGTATAACCAGCGGCATGTTAGTTAAAGTTTTAGCTATACCCGGTTTTGCACACTCAGACCAAGAGCCCACACCGTCTTTATTGTTTTGACCATCAAATCTAAGATAGTAGTCATCTTCATCTGCTCGTAAAGCGTTGGATACTTTTACTATATACCCGTGTTTGCATTGGTTAGGTAAGTTTTGAACATCGTTTATAGATGATTGAAAGCATCTCATCAAGTCCTCTTCTACAACATCAACGGTAAAAGGGTTAGCACTTGATAGGTATATACCTGTGCCTATATGTTTACCTGTGATACCACTAGGTAAATCTGCTAAAATACCACCAATAATAGTGTCAGCTGTTACTGCTGTATCTGCGTCAAAAGGTGTAGGTTCTGGACGTATAAGGCCGTCACCAGCTGATGAAACAGTTGCGTTAACTTGTGTAGATTCGTGATCTTCTACGCGTATAGTATAGTCAAAGTTTTGTGAAGCAGAATCTAGTGTTACTGTTACAGTATCACCTGTAACCCAACCTTCCCCACCATGTAGTAGGACGACTTCTCTGTTGTAGCTACATCTGTAGTTATTACCACCGGGGCCGTTTTGACTAGCACTATAGTTAGGACTAACACCTTGTTGTCCCAAAGTATTGATTCTAAATATTAGATTCTTTTTAGATCCTGAGTCTATACTAAACACCTGTGTACCTATACCGGGGCAGTGACCTGTGCCATCTGATTCGTCTAGTGTATCACTCTGTATCTTTATACGTGTAGCTCTAGTTACTGTTGTAACTGTTGTATTAGCACCGTGAATGTTAAGTCCATACTGCCTTCCGTTTTCTGTACGTAGTAACTCTACGAACCCGAAGTGAGCATCTGGAGTAGAATCTGTAGTTCCTGTAGTACCTACTGTTGTAACAGTTCTAGAGTCGCCAGCTTGTAAAGTATTACCTTGAGCGTTTAAAGCTGGAGTGCCGCCACCGTTTATTTCTGCTTGAGTATAATTACTAATGTCTCTATTGTTAACAAATGTAGTATCGTTAATCGTTAAGAATTGTAAGTTTTCTGGTGTAGCTGTTTGTAGATAATTTTGGATAGCTGTCTGTCCACCTGTGCCGTAAGCTGTAGTCATCTGTTGACCATCACTACAACGCCAGACTCTAACTTGGCCGTCAGCCGCTACTTGACCTATATAAGATCCTTCAGTCTTGTCACGAAAATAATGAAACCACGAACCACCACTCTGTACGTTAGCTAGTTTGTCAGTTCCAATTCTTTTAGCACCCGGTCTTTTAAATAGACCTCTGGTTATATCTGGTATCGCGTTTGTTACCTCTTGTACCTGACCGGGAAATTTTAGCTGGTCAGGCTGTTCTGACATTCCTAGTGAGTATTGAGGTATAGTTTGTGTAATGCCTGCCATTATCTCCTTAGATTTCTGAATGGTTGATAAGTTCTGTAGTGAGTTTCGTCTTCAAAGCCCATCATACTATGATCTGCTTGATTGCACTCATACTCCATGAGAGCTGCACGAGATAGAGCCTCTTGCTGAGCCAGTAGTTTTACAAGTTGTGGGTTAGCAACAAGCTGTGTAGCTGCTGTTCTAGCTGCTCTGTTGGTTATGTATCTTCTAAATACAATAGGTAGATCTTCAAAAAGATATAAACGTACAATATCTAATAATAAATCAGAATCAAAAACGTCTGTATGTTTTATCTTATCGTATAGTTTACCGTTGCGACGTACTAAATCTTTACGTCTATCGAAACGGTTGTCATGTAAATCCATGGACAATATATCATTACCTATTGCAATGTTACCGTTAGCGTCTTTAGCAAACTCTACGTGTTTTTCTGTGTTAAAATGCCACCCCTCTGCCTGCGTGTCTACGTTGGCATCGCGGAGTAGATTGTATATAAATGATATTTCTGGGTTGTCAAAGTTAAGTGTTGTAATCGGTGCTTGACCTATAGCCCCCAGTATATTATTTACTGCGGACAGTTCTGTGTCGATGTCAATAGTTGTGGAAGCCATAAGAAAAAGGGGAGCCGAAGCTCCCGTATAAAAGTGTAAATTAAGCGTCGAAATCTGTTGTGTTTGCAGCACCAGTTGCAGAAGAAACTGCTTTACCGGCAATCAACTCAACAGCACTTGCTGGGTTTAGAGAATCTGCTCCCATAGCTAGACGACCTAAGATAACGTCTCCTTGGTAAACCACTGAGATGTCTCCAGATGTTGTCTGAACTTGTGGGCCGATTGCTTCAACACATGCAGCAGCTTCTTTCTGGAAGATTAAGCCACAGCTGTTATCGAAGTTGTCACTGTTACCGTATGTGTTAACGGTCTTAGTTGCAGATGAACCAGATCTTTCGTCGGCCATTGTTTCGCCTACGAAGTCACCATTGTTAAGTGGTGCAGCTGTTCCGGGATCTGTAGCAGATGCAGTACCGCCAAGCTTTGTACCGAACTTACCGAAGAATGGGATGTTCATTGACTTGAAGATCTGAATACCAGCGATCTCGATGATGCCGTTACCAGACTGCAATGCGTCTCCTCTTTCGTTACGGTTGATTAGTCCGTTAGTCTCTACGTTCTGTATAAGGGCGTAGTACTGTCTTGGGTTAAGCACAGCTACTCTGCCTTCACCAGAAACTCCCTTCTCGTCTAGGATCGCAGCAGCGTCGTAGAAAGCGTTGATTAGGAATCCAGAGTTGTAAGCGTCAGAAGCTTGTGCGTTTGTACCTACACGTAGCTGTGTTCCACCGGGCTCTTTGAAGTTAGTCTTCGAGATAGGGTGTGCTGTACGTGCAGCTTTTGTGATAGCTCTGAAGATCTTTCTATCATACTGCTCTGCAAGAGCGTATCCGATCTTTCTAGAGATCTCACCTCTCAAGTCATAGTGTGAGAGTGTTTCATCTAGCTCATAGACAAAAGCTGAACTGATTAATAAATCATCAACAGTTATTGTCTTTTCTGCTACTGGTGGTGCAGAATCTGAGTTACCTAGGATGCTGTTGCCGGGTGTATGATACTCGGCTTTTGTGCGTCCAGTATAGATGAACTGAAGAGAGCGTCCGTTAGTAAGTGTTCTTCTCATCACAAGGTCACGAGCTATCGTGTTCCTTTGGAAGCCTTTGAACATTTCTCCGGAAAACAATTTAAGGTAAAGTTGCCTCTTATCACCTGTACCATTAGCCTGACCTAACTGGGTAATACCAGTGGTCAGTGTTGAATTTTGTTGTCCCATTTCTAAGAATGTATTATGTGTTTACGTTCTCAGTACTGAAATTTTTTGGCCAGTTTTTTGTGGTCTATCCCACCGTCTAGACGGCTCAAGGTATCCCGCGTACGGGGCTCTCGCCAATAGAGTAGGGAGGAGTTGCACCTCCCATGTCAACTATTTCTTGACTACTCTTGTGTACTCAATGCCACGATATACGTAGGTTACAGTCATTGTAAACTCCATATACCCAAGCCCCGTTCCATGCTTGGATCTCATGCGTCCCGAAGGATGAACGG